AGGGTGGCGAAAAACATGTCAAGACTTTGAATAAGAGAAATAATGGTATCAGAAAAGCCATTTCAAAAATTGTTAATACCAAAGAATCGGAAGAACCTGCTTATGCTCCTGATTCTGAAGGCGAACTTGCATTCTTTAATCTTCATTATAAAAACATAAAGAAGAATCCAGATCGTAATGGTAACGATGATAAAATGTTTAAAGCTTCTAATGTAAAAACATTTAGTCGTAAATCAAAAAGAATGGGTGCGGAAGCTGGATTAAAGAATAAGGACGAAGTTCAATGATTAAATTACTTTCTGTAGAACAATCTTGTAATACAACAGCAAACACAATTGCAAATGGTAAAACCGTAAGATTATTCAATAATACGGCGGCTGCTGTTCTTATTACACAAAAAGATTCGGCTAATAATATTCTAGGAACAATAACAATTGCAGCAAATTCAGAATTGTTTATTAAAAAAACAATTTCCGATACTCTAGAAGCAAATTCAGGAATTTTAGCTGTATCTGTAACAGGAGTATATTAATGAAACTTATAACAGAATTAACAGAAACTGTAGAATATATCACTGAAGGTGAAGGTAAAGTACATTATATTAAAGGTATTACTCTTCAAGCCGAACAAAAAAATAGGAATGGAAGAATCTATCCTATGGCGGTTATGGAAAAAGAAGTTAATCGTTATATTGCAGAAAGAATTAGTGCTGGCCGTGCCTATGGAGAATTAAATCATCCTCAAGGACCAACTATTAATCTTGATAAAGTATCCCATCTTTTTACAGAATTAGTAAGAGAAGGTAATAATTATATTGGTAAAGCAAGAATAGCAGATACACCATCAGGTAATATTGTAAAAGGATTATTATCAACAGGCGCCAATCTTGGAATTTCTTCAAGAGGTTTGGGAACATTAAAACAAACAAACGAAGCAATGATTGTTCAAGATGATTATCATATTGTGACGGCGGGAGATATTGTCGCCGATCCTTCCGCTCCCGACGCATTTGTTGCCGGGATTATGGAGAATATAAATTATTATTATGATGAAACACACGGCTCTTATCTTCCGATTCATTCAGAACAATTAAAAAAAGAAATTAAGAAAATGTCTCTGAAAGAAATTGAAGAACAAAAAGCAAGAATGTTTAAAACATTTCTATTGAATCTTAAATAAGATCAAAATTATTATAAATATTCGTATAATTATATAGAATATATTCTCGGAGAAACAATGACAAAAGAATTAAATGAATTATCTAAGAAAATTTTAAAATCTTATGTGAAGAAATCAACTACTTCTATGAACCGTGCAATTGCACGAGGCGACAAAGAAGAAGATAAAGCAATGTCAACTGATGGTAATAAATATCCAGAAAAACAAAAGCGTCATAACGATAATGCCAATAAAGAATTTAAAACTGCTGCAAAGAGAGATAGTGGTATTGAATCTGCTAACAATAGATTAATTAAAAAAGTTCTTAAAAAAGAAGAAATTGAAATTGATGATGTTTTTGAAGATGAAAACGGTGTTGAATTCACAGTAACAAGCATTGATGAAGAAAATGATTTAGTTGTCATGGAATCCGAAGAAGAAATTGTAGAACTTTCAAAAGAAACATTAAGAACATATGCTGATAAAGCTGGTCCCGATGCAACAAAAAATATCATGAAAGCAGTAAATTTAAGAAAACCAATAGCTGCGAAATCTATCAACGGTCATAATATGAAAAAATTACGCGATAAAGTTGCAAAAGATTCTGAAAGAAAAGCAGTAAATCGTATGACTGGTCTTAATAAAGCTAATAAAAAAATAAACGAAGAAGGAAACGAAATGAAAGATTATAACGTAGGTGATATTCTGGAAAATGAAGAAGGTGAATCTTTCACAATCGTAGAAATTTCAGAAACAGAAGCAACTCTAGAAAATTCAGAAGGTGTGAAGACTGTTGTTGAAACAACTGCTATATCTTCATTAAAGCCAAATGCTTTACCTTTGGCCGATCCAAAATCAAAAGTAGAAACAATGAAAGCTGTTATTGGTTCTCTTGCTGCTATGTCTCTAGATGATCTTACACATTTTGCGGCATCAATTGCAAAGCCAGAAAACAAGGCTCCTGATTCTTCAAATAAGAATAAAGATTCTGTAAAAATGAAAGATTCTGATGCTGTTGGTAAGGGTGGTGCATTACCAGCCCAAGCTATGCCAAAAATTCAAAAAGAAGATATGGATGCATTATTTGGTGAAACCGAACTTACAGAAGAATTTAAAGAAAAGCTTTCTACAATTTTTGAAACAACAATGAGCATTAGACTTATTGAAAAATCATTAGAATTAGAAGAAGAATTCGAAGCCAAACTAGAAGAATCGGTTGCCGAAATCGAAGATTTCATGGTCGAACAATTAAATGATTATCTTCAAATATATTCCGAAAAATGGATTGAAGAAAATGTAGTTGCCATCGAAACATCACTAAAGAATGAAATTACTGAATCTTTCATTGATGGCCTAAAGAATCTATTTGTGGAAAGCTACGTTGATATTCCAGAAGATAAACTAGATGTTCTTGAAGCATTAACAGAAAAGGTCGAAGAACTCGAAACCGCTCTTAATGAACAAATTAACGAAAATCTAGAATTAAAAAGAAAAGATGTTGAAACGCAACAATCTGATGTTATTGATACTGTTGCCGAAGGTCTAACAGTAAACGATAAAGAAAAGTTCATTTCATTAATCGAAAGCGTTGATTTTGATGGTGATTTTGAAAAATATGAAAGAAAACTAAATATCGTAAAAGAAAAATATTTCTCAAACGAAGTGAAAAATAATTCACTAAATGAAGAAGTATTCTTGTCTGAAGAAAACGATAAACCAAACAATCTTGTTGTCGATCCGCTAATGAAGAATATTTCTGCTGCGATATCAAGAACAAAGAGTAAGTAAAAACAAGAATAATATAAATAATATTAAGAAATATTTAAAAGATATTTAAAGGAGAATAAATGTATATTACTGAAGAACTTAAGACAAAATGGAAGAGTGTGGTTGAACATGAAGATTTAAATCCAATCAAAGATTTAACTCGACGTAATACAACACTTACTGTTCTTGAAAATACAATCAAGAATATTGGTATGGGCGAAAAGCTTACAATGCTTGGCGAAGCTGCTCCAACAAACAGCATGGGTTCATCTTCATCTGTTCAAGGTACAGGTGCTATTGATACTTTCGATCCAGTGCTTGTTTCATTAGTCCGCCGTGCAATGCCTAATCTTATGGCTTATGATATTTGTGGCGTGCAACCAATGACTGGTCCAACAGGACTTATCTTTGCAATGCGTAGCCGTTATGTTAGCCAAAATGGTACAGAAACTTTCTATAACGAAGTTAATACAGCGCATTCAGCCCGTGGTGGTTCTAATACTTCTGCTACCGATGCTGGATATGCTAACGGAACTGTAGTTGGTGGTGCTGCTCAAAACTACGGTAACATTCCCGGTAATGGTAATAATGCTCTTTCAAATACTTACAATGCTGCTGGCGGTGTTGGTAAGAACGTATTCGAAGGTTTAGGTTCAAACTCAACTGCAATCTTCCCTGAAATGTCCTTCTCAATTGAAAAGGTTCAAGTAGGTGCAAAGGAACGTGCCCTTAAGGCTGAATATTCAGTAGAAATCGCACAAGACCTTAAGGCCATTCACGGCCTTGATGCTGAAAGCCTTCTTTCAGACATTCTTGTAGCAGAAATTCTTGCGGAAATTAACCGTGAAGTTGTTAGAACAATTAACGTAACTGCTGTTTCAGGTGCCCAAACAGATACTACAACTGCTGGTGTATTTGACCTTGATACAGATTCAAACGGTCGTTGGTCTGTTGAAAAATTCAAGGGAATGATGTTCCAACTTGAAAGAGAATCTAACCAAATTGCAAAAGAAACACGTAGAGGTAAGGGTAACTTCGTTATCTGTTCTTCAGACGTTGCTTCTGCTCTACAAATGGCGGGTGTTCTAGATTATACTCCTGCTCTTGCTGCAAACAATCTACAGGTTGATGATACAGGTAATACCTTCGCTGGCGTACTTAACGGAAGAATTAAGGTTTATATCGATCCTTATGCGATTGGTGGTAACTATCTAACAGTTGGTTATAAGGGACCAAATGCTATGGATGCTGGATTATTCTATTGCCCATACATTCCTCTTCAACTATTCCGCGCTGTTGATCCTCAAACTTTCCAACCAAAGATTGCCTTCAAGACACGTTATGGAATGGTAGCCAACCCTTACGCTGAAGGTTCCGCTGTCGGCCTTGGTCGTCTTGCTCAAGACTCAAATGTCTTCTATAGAAGAGTATTAATTAATAATTTACTTTAATCTATTTAATATAGAGTTAATAAAAGAAAAGAGCGCCTAAATGGCGCTCTTTTTGTATTCCCATTTTATCTTTCCACAATCATATATTCTAGTCCATCCTAATTCTTTCCAGTATTCTCTTTCATTTATCCCCATTGGAACCTTCATAGATTGTTTCGATCTATATTCATTGAAATTGGTATAGAAGTAGTCGGCTTTATATTCTTTTGTATTTTTAAACATAGAATTATAAACATTACCATTTGACCACCTATTATCAGACCATGTTATAATATCACAATTCATTTCTTTGATGGAATTTTTTAGTAATTTAGATGCCCCACCGATTATTTGAATATTAGATTTAAATACCATTCTATTTAAAATAATATCCTTGTTATTACGATGATGAAGTGCATATGAAACACATCCGACTAATTCTTCATTATAATATAAACCAAAATTTCTCTCAATTCTAGATGGTTTACCCTGAAGATGATATAATTCAAAAAATCCATATTGTTTAATAGAAATTTCTCTAAATTCACAATCTCTTGCATAAATTCTTGTTTCAAATATTCCTAATTTTGCTTTAAGAAATGATTTAATTTTTTCTTTATTATATTTCCATTCATTTTCAAAAATAGTAATTAATTGAATATTTTTTTCCAAGCATTGTAAATAT